GGATAAAATTCATTGGAGAGAATATTGTAAACACGATCATTTCATAACTGTGTTTTTACACTATGTAGATCAAGAAGGACCTTATAAAGAATATAAGTTTGACAAAAGAGAATCTATTGGAGAAACTAGTAAAAAGTGAAATTCTACACTTTTGGTATTCAAAGAACTTGTACTAATTACGCAAAACAATTAGTTCTTACTAATTTTTATAGTGAATGGGGAAACATAAATGATGCTGGTAATTGGTCATGGAAACATAATCCAGATGCCGATAAAGCTACATCTAATTTAACTAATAACAGTTCTTTAATATTTTGTTATAAAACACCTTTAATGTGGGTAGAAAGTATTATTCGAGGTGATGTAGATTTTATTAATTATTGGAATCTTACTAAATTTAGTGACGATATTGATCCCGATTTAATTATCGATAATATAAAATATAGATTTAGCTTACGTTTATGTATAGAAAAGTGGATAGAATTTCATACTAATTGGATTAAATATTTAAATAGGACTAATTATATAATTATGAATCAAAGAAAAATGTGCGATCAACCAGGAGCAGTTGAAGTTTTATCTCAAATAGAAAATAAATTAGGACTAAAGAAAAGAAATGCTCAATGGATATTATTTACTAATAATGTAGATTATCGAGTAAGTCAGACTGCTAAAGATTTTGATGAGCGTAAAAAAGACTATATTACTAATACCACTAGAAAATTAACTGAAAAACAAATAAACTATATAAAAAGTAAAATACCAGAAGAAATAATTAAATTTTATGAAACTTAAATTACTTCAACACTCTTCATCAGCTATTAATAGTATTTATATATTTGAAGATTTTATTGATGATAAAAACTACATAAAACATATTTCTAATAAAATTAAACAATATACAGAAGTTGATGAAATGCAGAGAATGACTAATGTAAAAGCATCCATGACTAACTATACAAAATTAATGGAAGATTCAGATTTTAATTTTATTCATCAAAAAATAATTGAATTTTTGTGTACAGTTTGGACATTAAGAACTCCAACCCCTCATCACAAAACAATTTTTTCTTTAGAAAATTCTTGGGGCATGCGACATAAAAAAGGAGATTTTACAATTTCTCATATTCATAACATTCCTTTTTCGGGTGCTTTTTATTTAAATGTTCCTTGTTTAACTCAAATGTGGTTTGAAGAATACCAACAATCACTTGAGTTAAAGGACAATATGTTAGTTCTTTTCCCTGGATTTACAAAACATGCTGTATTTGAGCATACAGGAGAAGAAGATAGAATTTCTATGGCGTTTAATATAAGTGTAAGAGATTCATGATTAATTTAGATTTTTTAAAAAGCAAAAAAATAAATCTTACTGAAGAAAATATATTAGACAGATTATTAGATAGATATAGATGGCCTAAAATATACCCAATTTATAATCAACCTAGTATTGAAGCCATAAATGAAAATGGAGAAAAAGATCAAGACTTCTTTTGGAAAGACGATTATCTAGACTCTGAAAAATGTATAAAAAGGTATGAAGAAGGCTATACTCTTATTTTCTCTAAAATAAATGGATTCTGTAGAGATACTTGGATTTTTAATCAGTTATTATTTAATATCTTTAAAAAAGAATGTAACTGTAATTTTTATTTTGGTAATGGGAAAAAATCAGTTTCTTTTGATAAACATAATCATTATTATCCAGTTATAGTTAAAAATATATTTGGGAAATCAAAGTGGATAATAGACGAAAAAGAAATAAGTTTAAAAGACCAAGACTGTATTGGTTTTGATAAATTTATTAACCATCAAGTTGTTGAAATAAATAGCCCAAAATTGTCTATGACATGCAATATAAATTAGTAGTTTAATAGCAATAAAACATAATATATAGTATTGTTTATGCTAAATAAGGTACAATTCCGTCCAGGTATCGATAAAGAAAACACTGAATATGGCGCAGAAGGCACATGGGTCGATTGCGATAAAGTACGTTTTCGCTTTGGACTTCCTCAAAAAATAGGTGGTTGGCTTCGTATTGCAAGTACAGCAATGGTAGGAGCAGTGAGAGGAATTAAAGCTTGGTTCGATTTAGCCGGTACTCGATATATCGGACTTGGAACTAATAAAAAAGTTTATATTTATACAGGTGGAAATCTTAGTGATGTTACTCCTCTTAGACAGTCTAATACTTCATTAACTAATATGTTTACAACTACTAATGGTAGTTCTAACGTTACTGTAGAAATAGCTAATCATGGTGCTTCTACAGGTGATTTTGCTATTTTTAGTAATGTAACTAATCTTACTACAGGAACTTCTTATGTAGCATCTGACTTTGAAACTGGTGAATTTGAAATACAAGGTATAGCTAACTCTAGTGCTTTTTACATTCAAATGCCATCTAATGAAGCAAATGCTGGTATTACATCTACAGGAGATGGCGATACTGATTTTGAAATATCAATAGAACCTGATATTCAAACTCAAGGTTATGGTTGGGGCACTTCTACTTGGAGTGCAGAAGCATGGGGAACAGCTAGATCAACTTCAAACGTTGTACTTAATATGGGAATGTGGTCTTTTGATAACGCTGGTGAAGATTTATATGGTTGGAAAAAAGATGGTGGAGTATATGTATGGGATACTTCCGCAGGAGTAACTCAGCGTATGGTTCCTGTTAATAACGCTCCTACTAGTTCTATTACTGGTTTAGTTTCTACACCAGATCGACATCTAGTATGTTTTGGAACTGAAACTACTATTGGAGATACTTCAACTCAAGAAGATATGTTTATTAGATGGTCTGATCAAGAAAACTTTACTCAATGGACAGCTAACGCTATTAATACAGCAGGTTCACAAAGACTAGCTGAAGGAAGTAGAATCGTATCTGCTAAGAAAACTAGAAATGAAATACTTATATGGACTGATCAAGCTTTACACACAATGCAGTTTATTGGTCCTCCTTATACTTTTGGATTTAAATTATTAGGAACTGATTGTGGAGCAGTAGGAATGAACGCTGTTGTTATAGTAAATGATGCAGCTTATTGGATGTCAGAAGGTCGATTTATGATGTATCGAGGTGGAATACAAGAAATTCCTTGTACAGTTAAATCATATGTATTTGGAGATATAAATAATATTCAATATCCTCAAGTTTACGCTGGTGAAAATAATAAATTTAATGAAGTTATCTGGTTTTACCCTTCAGCTAATTCAAGTCAAGTAGATAAGTATGTAATCTATAATTATTTAGAAAATACATGGTATATAGGAACTATGAATCGTAGTACTTGGGTTGATCAAGGTGTCTACAACGTTCCTCAAGCTACAGAATATTACGCTAATTCTACTGCAGCAACATCTCAAACTTTAAATGGAGTATCGCCAGGTCGTAGCTTTATTTATGAACAAGAAACTGGTACGACTAAAAATGGTGAGATTATGGAATCATATATTACTAGTGGAGATGTAGATATAGCAGACGGGGATCAATTCATGTTTATTCGAGGATATATTCCTGACTTTAAAAACTTACAGGGAACTGTAAAAATGAATTTATTATCAAGAGAATTTCCTGCTGATACTCCTACGGAATCAGGAGAGATTGATATTACATCAAGTACAAGAGAAGTTAATACTAGATCAAGAGGGAGACAAATAGCAGTTAAAATATTGAGCGATTCTAGTGTAGATGATAATTGGAGATTTGGAACTTTACGTGTTGATGCTAGACCCGATGGTCATAGATAATGAAAGGATTACTTGATTAATTATCGCAAAGCGACTTTAGACGATGTTCGTCCTATTAGAAACTTACTTTTAAATTGGCTAAAAGAATCACCTTTAGACTTAGGAAAACCTAATACAGGAAAAGGAGATGCGTATATTCACGATATTATCTATAACCATTTCGTTATAGTGGCTGAAAAAGAGGGTAAAATAGTAGGAACTATATCATTAGTACTAGGAGATATGTGGTACACTGATAAGAAGTTTTATCGAGTGAATTGGCTCTATGTAGATGATAAAAAAAGAAATAGTAGAATAGCAAAAAAATTGCTAGAATATGTTAAAGAATACGTTAAAATAACGAAGATGCCTTTGATACTAGAAATAACGCAAGGTCATGATATTGATAGAAAACATCAGTGGTTAATGAGACAGAATTTCGAATATCTTGGTGGAACGTATGGAGATAATTTATAATGGGAAGTTTATTTAAACCATCTACAACAATAGTAGAAGCACCGAGTCAATCACAAGTTCAATACGATATTCCACAGTATTTTAAAGATATACAGGAAAGTTTAGTTACTCGAGCAAATGCTGCAAGTCAAGCTGGTTATACACCTTATACTGGTGAACGTATTGCTCCTTTAACAGCTCTACAAAACGCTGCAATTAGTCAAGCACAGACTCAGCTTGGTCAATTTGGAGCATCAGGAGTTATACCGCAAGCACAACAGATGGTTGCGAATGCCGCTAATATATCAGCAACGCAGTTTACGCCGGAACTAGCACAGCAATATATGAGTCCCTATACTCAGCAAGTAACGAATGCGGCAATTAGAAATTTACAAGAACAGTCTGCTTTAGCAGGACAACAGCAAAGAGCACAAGCTATTCAATCGGGTGCTTTTGGTGGAGCAAGACAGGGAGTACAAGAAGCTGTTCGTGAAGCTGAAACAGCAAAACGAGCGGGTGATATTACAGCTCAGTTACAAGCACAAGCTTTTCAAGATGCAGCATCAAGATTTGCTGCAGATCGTGCTTCTGCCGCTCAAGGGCAAATAACTGCAGCACAAGCAATTCCTGCTCTTCAAGCACAACTAGGTCAAGCAGGACTTCAAGAAGCTGCAGCTGCAACTCAGTTTGGAGGTTTACAACAAGCGATATCACAACAACAAATGTTAGAAGATTATCGTGACTTTGTAGAAGGTCAAGGATTTGAAAGAGGTCAGCTTCAATTCTTAACAGGATTACTTGCAGGGCAGCCTATACGTTCATACGGAGAAGAACGTACTGGTATGTTAGGACAAGTTATTGGTGGAACTTCACCATTTGGACAAATAGCTGGTGGACTTGGAACTGCTTATCAGCTAGGAATGTTTAGTGATATAAGATTAAAAGAGGATATTGAGTTAGTCGGTAAATCACCATCAGGAATTAATATTTATGAATTTAAATATATAGATATCCCTGGTAGATATCAAGGTGTTATAGCGCAAGAAGTACCAGAAGTTTCGTTTGAAGTTGATGGATATTTAGCTGTAGATTACGATAAGCTTGATGTAGACTTTAAGAAGATAAACTAATATGGCTGCATTAGATAAAATTGCAGAACGTTTCACAAGTTTATTTAAAATTGATGAAACGACTTCTCCTCAAAACGACTATAAATATTTAAAATTTCTATCTGAAACAGAAGTCCCTGATCAATATGCTTCTCAAAAAGAAAATATTATTAATAAATATGGAAGTGAAACAGAGTTTTTAAATCAAGTATTTCAAGAAGAACAGCCTAAAGATACTACACTTGTAGATATAGCTAAAAGCCAACCAGTAGAAAAAATTCCATTTGAAGAATTACTAAAAGGTGCGACTGCTAAATCGACAGTAAGTGATGCTGATACCATTACTACAAATACCGGTGATACCATTACTACAGGTGACGCTTTAAAATCTGAAATTCAAAATGTAGTAAATAATACTTTAGCTGAAAAAGAAGATACTAATAGTATGAATGATAATATAGTAGAGATGATATCATATGTATCTGGCTTAGATGATAGAGTTAAAGAAAGACTTCAAGGGGCTTTAGGAATAAAACCTAAAAAATCATTTCTAGAAACTATTGTAGGAGCACCGGAAGCTATATATCAAACTTTAACTGAAAGACCTGAAACTTTAACGCTTCCTAATGGAAGAGATATTCAATTACCAGGTGGTATGGAAAGAATGGGTCAACGATTTGAAGAAGGATTACAAGACCCTAAAACTCAATTCTTTATTAACTTAGCGAAACGATCAGGTCAATCTTCATTTACTTCACCATTTGGAAGAGTATTCGAAGCTTTAGAAGATACTTCTAACGCAATGATTCAATCTAAATTACTAGATGCTAAATTAGTAAAAGGAACGACTGGTCTAAAAGATAAGAAAACAGATTATGTGTTTGGATCAAATCCAACGAAAGACGCTGCACTCAAAGCTGCACTTCCTGGCATGGATTTTGTAAATAAACAAACTTATATCGTAGAATCTAATTTAAATGATGATGGTAGTTTCGGTTCTATATTCTCAGCATCTATAAAGAAAGATCCAAAAGGTGGTGGTGGAGATGAACTTGAAGGATATTATAAAGATAATTTTAAAGAAATAATCGCTACAGCAAATGGAATAACAAATGAAAGAAACGCTATTATGTCAAATATTAATCTAGCGAAAGAACTATCAGCTGGTGGTGTTACTGAATTCGATAAATTAGTTGCTCCTGTTGCAAGCTTTGTAAGAGGTATAGATGAAGGTGCATATCTTGAAATGATGGATGCTATTGGTAAAAATCCAAACGATATCGCTAATGTTAATAGGATTATGGCGAATACATTCCAAGCGATACTTCCTCGAATGAAAGACCTATATCCGATATCAAATAAAGACGTAGAAAACTTAATCGCATCATTCCCAAATGATGCTTTTGGATTCGCAGGGCTATCAGCTCAACTATTAGCGTTTAATGAATACGCTCAACTATACTCAGATTATTCAAGAGAATACGTTGATAAAGCAGGAAAATCATCAGGAACTGAATACGAAGGCTATATGAACTTTATGGATTATGCGAGAAATAAACAGTTAAAAGAAGTTAGTAAAAGATTTAAAAATAGTGGAATCACTGATGAAATGATGAAGTCATACGGATTTGTAAAAGAAAAAGATTATGGAACGGATACACTTCCAGAAGATTATACACCGATGGCAAAATTAATGGCGTTAAATGGAACGAAAGTTGCGGATCAAATGGGAATTGATCCTATTGAAGTATTTAAAGGAAAAGAAATATCTAAAGTAACTACTCCAGAACAGTATTGGAATTCGTTTAAAAACGCTGAAGAA